TCCAACCCTAACCTCCAGCAGATTCCCGCTCGCAACCCCGAAATGGCTCGAAAGATACGGGGCCTGTTCTTACCGGAGGAAGGAGAGCAGTGGGCTTCGATGGACTTTGACCAGCAGGAACCACGCATCCTCGTCCACTTCTCAAGCCTTGTCGGGAAGCGGGGCCTGACAGGGTCCGACGATTTCGTCCAAGCATACCGAAACGACCCGAAGACCGACTTCCATCAGATGGTGGCCGACATTGCCAACATTCCTCGCAAGCAGGCCAAGACCATCAACCTGGGTATCATGTACGGCATGGGGCAGACACGGCTCGCGGAGCAGTTGGATGTGTCCACGGACCAAGCTAAACGGCTCATGCGCCAGTACCACAACGACGTGCCTTTTGTGAAAGAGCTTATGGACACGGTGACGCGGAGAGTGTCTCACAAAGACAAGGGCGGGTTTGTCCGCTCGCTTCTGGGCCGCAAGTGCCGCTTTGATCTGTGGGAACCAAACCTGTTCTTATCTGCCCGAGCCCTGCCCCTTGCCGAGGCGAATATCGAGTACGGCGACAACATCAAACGTGCATATACATACAAGGCGTTGAACCGCCTGATCCAGTCCAGCGCAGCGGACCAGACAAAAGCTGCCATGGCTGCGGTCTACAAGGAGAAGGAGAAGATCCCCCTCGTGCAGATCCACGACGAACTGGCCTTCTCTGTGGCAGACGCAAAAGAAGCCGAAGAACTGTGCAAGATCATGGAATCCGCCTACAAACTAGAGGTGCCAAGCCCCAGCGACATATCGCTAGGGCCGAACTGGGGAAACTTGACGAAGTTGGATAAGTCCGATAGTATCCCAGAATTAAAGGATGAATAGGCTATGAACCCGGAAAAATGGAAGTCAGTGGTAGTGCCGATTGAGAGCTACCACGTCTTAAAGAAGCTGGCTGAAAAAGAGCGCCGCACCTTGTCAGGGCAGTTTACGCTGATCTTGGAACAGGTTACCGGAAAACCTATTCCGCCGACAAAACAGGGGGCGTCCAAGAAATGATGACCGCAGTTTTCGCTACGGCAGTCTTTTACACTGCGGTTCTTATTTTCCAAGCACTGTAATGGGCAAGCGTTCCGACTTTGCGCGGAAAAAACGTGACTTCTACCCAACCCCGGTGAGTGCGGTAGAGCCCCTCATCCCACACCTACCCGAACGCTTTACATATATAGAGCCCTGCTCCGGTGACGGTGCTTTAATCCGGGCTCTGTCCAGTTTTGAGGGCGTGGCGCACGGCGGAAAGTTCTGCCCTATCCTAGAGTATGCAAGTGACATTTCACCTTCGTGGAAAGTAAAGCCACTGACCGCGATTGCTGGGCATGACGAAGAACGCCCTAATTGCGGACATGGGTTCAAAGCGTACATCCGTGATGTGTTCGACATTGAAGATGCCGACATGAACGTGGACTTCTTCATCACCAACCCACCCTGGAGCAGGGACGTCCTGCACCCGATGATTATGCACCTGTCGCTTATCTTGCCTACGTGGCTCTTGTTCGACGCCGACTGGATGCACACCAAGCAGGCCGCTCGATACTTGCCCTATTGCAAGCAGATTGTAAGCGTCGGACGTGTGAAGTGGATCCCGGACAGCCCGCATACAGGGAAAGATAACTGCGCGTGGTACCTGTTTGAAACCGACACCCGAGCGCCCGATGCGTCCGTAGACTTTCACGGCAGAGGGTGATAGCGTTGACCGACACCTCCCGAGACAGTGGTTTGTTGACTCCTTCCACTGTACCTGCGGCGATGAGTTTCACCCGAGACTTGTCGCCGCTTTTTATTTTGTGGGACTAAATGGCAAAACAAACCGCCTCTGCGTATAACAAGCCCACACGATCCCGCCGACGGAACAAACCTCATCCGTTGAACGGCAGGAAAAACCTAGGACCAAGGTCACCATGGCGCGGGATGAACAAGAAGAAGAGGGGGCAGGGTTAACCTGCTCTATCTGCGAATCGGACGTTGATCTTGAAGGCGAGGGCGGCATCGCCGGGAACTTTGGCATCTGCCCCGTCGCCTTCTGTGTCTGGTGCTACGCCTCCATCGTAGACATGGTCAGCCAAGGTTGTCTGCGCTGCTACGAGGACGACGAAGACCCACCTGTAATAAATTAGTTGACGGCCCCTTTTTTTGTGCCTAGTCTTATGGGACGAATCACATACAAGGGGAAGTCAATGTTCATTGGATCCAATTACGTCCTTACAGATTCGGCAGAGGGCCGAACGAGTTTGGGTTGGTTGCAAATCAAGGTTATGGAGCGTGTTCTGTCTCATGTCGTATCTCGCCCCCGGTCTGATACGACCGTCCGCTCATATCATTACACTTTAATGTGCCTCGTGGACGGTGGAGACAGTGCCGAGATTGACCAAGACGAATTTCAAAACGAAGTGATCGCTGGTTACTACCAACTAACCCCGGAGGAACTAACCCCGGAGGTGGTGACATGAACGAAGCACAGAGGTTCATCCAAGGCATGAACTGGTTGGGGCAGCAACTCGCCGCCCCTACCCCGACCGAGCGTCGTATAGCCCGGTGCGAAGAAGCACGGGACTCGGCCCACGATCCAGATATCAAGATCATCTGGGAAGGCAAAGCACGTCAACTGCGCGACCAACGCACAAAGGAGGCAAACTGATGAAGATTTTTAATTGGCTGTTTGGAAAAGGCTGGGACGCCCCTGCCGACGACGTTCCGCATGAGTTTCACGAGGTCTTGGACGACCGGAAGTTCCAGCCTGTCCCCAAATGGACCCACGCCGGGAAGGCAGGCAAAATGATCTACTGCCCCAAGTGCGGCGTTCCGGGACGGGTGTATAATTTTGCTTGGTCCGCGCTTGTCTGCAACGCTTGTGCCACAGTGATAGAGAAGTACGAGTGGCTCATGCCTGTGAAAAAGAGGAAGAAGTGATGCAGACGTTCCTGCCTTACAAGAGCATGGGCCGCTCAGTCCGCTGCCTCGATTACCGGCGGCTTGGCAAACAGCGCGTTGAGGCTTTCCAGATCCTCAATGCCCTAGCCGGTAAGTCCAAGGGCTGGACCAACCACCCCGCTACAAAGATGTGGCGGGGCTACGAGACGGCCCTCTCGTTCTACAAAGATTTGTGTATAGAAGAGTGGGTCCGGCGCGGCTATAATAATACGATGCAGAAAGAGACGTCCTATGGGCCCATCGTGATGCCCAAGTGGATGGGCCGTGAGGACATCCACGCCAGCCATCGCTCCAACCTCCTGAAGAAAGACCCAGAGTTCTACGGCAAGTATGGCTGGACGGAGGCCACGGACCTCGATTACCTCTGGCCGGTCCAATGAATAAGGAAAGGAGCGAGAGAGAACGTGTGATAACCCAGACTTGGATACAGGGTCTGATAACAGCTTCGCTGATAGCCGAGGACGCCTTTATCAGCATACAAACGAAGGACACGTCGAACAGCATGGATGTGGACGATTACCGCTCGGCCATACGAGAGATTGCCGGGGAGGCTTTAGAAGAAGTCCGAGAGGCCAAAGACATCCGAACACGTATCAGAGAGATTCCGCAATGACTTGGGCAATCAGAATATGCCTCGCGCTGGCGGCATTGCTCGTTGCTCTCCTCATAGGGCTGGTAGTGCCAATACCCGCCGCAGCCGGTGGGGGACTTTCCGCCGGTGACGACGAAGGCCGAATATGCTTGGCCGAGGCCATGTATTACGAGGCGCGGGACCAAGGATGGCGGGGAATGCTCGCCGTCGGCGTCGTCATACAGAACCGCGTCGATAACGCCAGGTATCCTATGGACATCTGTGGCGTCGTCCGACAAGGCAAGTACCGCAACGGTAACCCGGTCAGGCACAAGTGTCAGTTCAGCTACTATTGCGACGGCAAACCAGAGCGGCCAGCGGAAAAGGAGGCATGGACCACGGCCCAAGACCTCGCCACCCTTCTGACGACAACAGAGGTCGAAGTAGCAGGGCTTGAGGACGCCACCCACTACCACGCGGTCTGGGTTCAGCCCTCATGGTCCACGCACCTCGAAAAACGGCAGCAAATTGGGGGACATATCTTCTATGCACAAAGATAGAAGTTGCAAGGGTTGCGGCGGGTTGGACGAGTTCCTGTACGAACTCAATTGGCATCCCGTCTACTACTGCGCTACATGCGACAAAGAGACGTGCGGTCGAGCAGCGGAATTGATCGGCCCCGACCAGCGAATGGAAGAAGACGCGGGGGAGTGACAGCGGCAAGTGGTCGAGCGAGTACAAACGCGGTCAGGCCAGCAGACGACTGAAAACTAAGACGCTGGCGGGTTAGGCGGGGCGGACCTTCACAAGAAACGCCCCGCACCAGTTCCTGATTCGTTTCGTTCTTACTTTGTTCTTTTATGCGGGGCATGGGCTGCAATTAACGTTCCGGGTAGTGACCGGATAGTAGGGGACCAACCTCTATGAACGAAGCAGGCTTCACGGCCAATGAACAAAGGTCGAGCCACGAAGGGGCCGGGTGCTGCACTCGTTAGGACGGTGGATGGAGCAAGGCATTGCGGTCTTGTTATGAAGTCTACCGTCCGGCAGTGTCCCGCTGTCCCACTATAGTAGTAAATATACAAATTAGAAAAAAATAAAGTCCCGAGTTTTTAGGCGGGATTGGTGGGACGGGTGGGACAGTCTACTAACCATATCTTATATAAGGGTTTTTCGGTCTGGCGCTGTCCCGGCTCCTGAGTCACGCAATGTTGCTCGCGGGACGGAGTCTTAGTTAAAGAGAGTGCTTTTCGGTCTTTTCACTGCTAAAATACCTGGCATTAACTGACCGGGTTTACTCCCATATCACTTTACGGGGTTTTGTTAAAGTGAAACGGTGGGACAGTGGCGGGACAGCGTTGAAACTAAACGATAAAAGACCTTTTGGAGGGCGTATATGCCTAATTCTAATGTACCGGGTCCAAACAGTGGTGGGACAGCTAAAAACGTCGCCACAAGAGGACCGCACCGTAAGCTAACGCGGCGGCAAGAGAAGTTTGTAAAAGAGCTAGTCAGCAATGACGGTCTCATCACGATGCGTGAAGCAGCTATCCGCGCTGGCTACCCTCCGGCGTCTGCTCATACTAGAGCATACGAACTGACGAGCCAGAACATCTGCCCTCACGTTGTAGCCGAGATCGCGCGGTATCGCGACGAACTGGATGAGATGTATGCCGTTGGATACAAAAAGCACGTTCGCGACCTTCAGAAGATTCGAGACGTTGCTCTGGAGAACGGGGCGTATTCCGCCGCCGTACAAGCCGAGTACCGCAGAGGACAGGCCCAGGGTGACATATACGTCAGCAAATCAGAAATCAGGACAGGCTCTATTGACCAGATGAGCAGAGAGGATGTCGAACGTGAACTCGAACGAATTAGAGGAAGCTTTGAGCCAATTATCGACATCACA